GAACGTAGGGCAATGGCTAGGATCTGTTTAGGTCCACGCACCTTACCACCAGCACCGCGAGCCTTACCCTTCTTCATATTGTCTGCACGCAATTCTTTAATGTTCTTACCAATATCTTTTCCGAGCATATACTATTCTCCTTGTTTGTAATAGGGATTGGGCACTGCTGGTGCTTGCACCCCAAAGCTTGGGTTCTCACATCTGCGACAATCCCGCAAATCAAAGTCAAGAATCTCGCCGTGATTGAGCATGATCGTGAATATCTTGTTGTGATCCATTCCGTAGTCAGTCACCAGGAATGCAAGCCCTTCACCCTTGGGAGTCATCATCCATAGTTCGGGATTGAGTTGGACTACTTCCACGCTGGTCCTGTAAACCACGCTACCAATACCCAGCGTGTACCAAAGATAGGAGCGCGAGCGCGATGCTCGATGTAGGATGGGAACCAGCAGCCAGCCCCCTGCGCTCGTATAAACCGAGCATTCTCCAAGTCAGCCTTAACTTGCAACCCACCGCCCAGGTACTCACTAGGGTCAGATAGGTTGACCACTGCTGTCAGCTTCCTAACTGGAGCCTCGGAGGTGAATGCGTCCCAATGCCACCAGAATTGCTGTAGCGGATTATACTTTAGGATCTGCAACTGCTGGATGCCTTGGATGTCGAATCGCCATACATCGGCATTGATGCTGTCTGTAAGCTCTCGCATCACTTTGTAGATCCACTCGTAATGTGTAGCGAAAGGAACCCAGCACGATGAGCAGCTTCTTGCAAATGACTTGCGGGTTGTGCCGTCCTTATTCATTACAGTTGCACGCTTCATGCCCATGACCTCGGCATCCTGGCGTAGCATGGCGCATTGCGTAGGCGTGAGAACGTAACGATCCACGCTGGCGGTTAGAACCTTCTGCTTGAAGGCTTCAGTCATTTGAGTTGCTCAGATAGTTCGATTAGTGCCTTGTTTAGAGCGTACTCAAAGCACGCCTTCTTATCCTTCTGTAGATGAATCCTACCAGCCTCAGCTAGAGCGTTGAAGGTCTTGTCATCCACCTTAATGTCGATCACCGCCGACTTAACTTCCCGAATGTCTAGTACTTCTATTTGTTGTTTTTTTCTTCTCATTATTCTAGTTCCTTTTTTATACGATCTATGATCCAGAGGATTATGTAAAGCGCGAAATATATACCAGATAAAATTACACAGGCGTAAAGAATCATCCAGCTAATTACCCACGCTATGCCAGCTATATCAGCAAAGAACATAATCGTCCTCCCTCATTCGGCGAAGGAGCGTGCGGTTGCAGATACGAATACCAGCCGCCCTGCACCACCAGCCGACTGTGCCGTTTCGGAAATCTTCCAGTAGCTTCTGGACATTGTGCGAGTTTTTGTATTCGGGCATATCGCGAAGGTTGGCTAGTTCTGGCCTAGCAATAATCTTCATACACTTAACCACCCCGCGCCTGCGGAGCGTGCGAAGATCCATGATTGCACGCAAGGCAACCTCGCCTGCCAACTGCTGTAGCTTTTCATCGTATCCTCCCTTGACTAGCGAGCCTTTGATCACTTATAGCTTTTCTTGGGCTTGCAAGTGGTGGCAAGAATGTTCCAACATTGCGCTGCGTCTTGGGCTTCATCCTTGGTATCAAAGATGTCCATGAAAGGAGCCACGCCTTCTATGTGCGCTCCGATTAGGCGCGGTCCTAAAGCCTCGCCGTTCATGGTGTGCAACCGCCACTTGCCACACTCTGGCACTACTCGCACAAAGTTCATCGGCCTACAGCAACTAGCTCTGCTTCATCGGCCTTAATTAGCTCTGCTAGCTTGGCTAAGTCAGCACTCTGCCCAGCGTAATGAATACACATCGCATCTTTGTAGCGGTCTAGACCAAAGTGTTCTTCCACGCTGGTCATGCAGTTGTAAACAGGATCAAGCTCGGTCAGCGGGATGTTCCAGATGTGAACCATAATGTTCATCCAGGTCTGCTCCGCGAAGTGGTTAGGCAGTAGTCCTAGTGGTGGCATAGATAGTGCGCCTACCACCTTGGAGGAAATCACAAACACGCCAGTGTTGAAGTAGAAGCGCGGGTCGATGATCGCGCCGAAAGTTCCAGCAAGCTTACCCATCGCAAGCTTTCTATCCAGGTAAGCACCTTCATCGAAAGCACAAAACACGCCAGCGTCCTCGCCTATGTCGGGGCAATCGGCTGCAACCAAGACATCAGCATCTAGGAACGTGACTTGTTCGTAGCCCTTCGTTGCCATGATGTTTCCAATCGCTGACTTGCTGTACTGGACAGGCTCGGCCAATGGCTTCTCTAGTGCGATGAAATCAATCTGGTGACGCTTGCAGTAAGCTTCCATGCGCGGTTTGGTTAGTTCAAGTATCTTCTTCCACTCATCTCCGAATGCTTGCGTGACTAATGCTTTTCTCATTTTGCGTCTTTCCAGATGACTCCATCTTTATCTAAGTTTGAAGACCAAACCATAAGGCGAGTATAGGTTGGATAACCCAACCCCCACCGCATCAGAGTTAAGCTGATTATGTTTCCTATGTGGTAGCAGATCCATGACAGAGCGAGTTTCAATTAGAACGCTCCCAATCATCCCCTGCCTTCAAGCAGAGAAGGCTATCTGCTTTATCAAGCAAATCCTTGGGAGGATCAACTACAAGCTGTCCGTCTTTCAAGATTTCAATGTCAGACATTTCAACCGAATTAACAGTCTCTGACATGAAATGCTCACCCCACCTACAAGGTCCAATGTCCTCTTCAGTAATTTCAACTTCTGCTATGCCTGTCGCGCTGTACTCTTCTCCATTCCAGCTAAAATCCACTTCCGTCTCTTTCATAATCTTGTCACCTCTTTCTTTATTTGTGCGAGCGTAAACAAACACCGAACCAATGCACGCTCTAAATGATCGGTAGCGGTTTCTCCGTTATTGTCAGGGCAAGGCGTTGACTTGTGGAGTTGCATTTGCGCTGTAGCTAGGTGGCGCATAGCCCTGGCGATGTGGTAGTCATGGGTTGGCCTATCCTTCAGCAACCAATCTCCATAAGCAGACTTGTCCGAACCCTTGCCCATAATTCGCCACACTACGGCTGCCGCTTCGTCACCCATCTCGGCAATGGTTGGCGGGGTCATTACAGCTTACAACCTGGAGGCGTGTAGCCCTTAACCCAGCACCAGATTTTCAGCATCGCTTGGAAGGCAATGCCAGATTGGTACAACTCATCGTCATCCCAGGTTCTGGTCATAATCTTGTTGGCATCGTTGGATGCCAAGACGATTGACACGCAGGCAGCCTTGGGATTCTCGCTGGCAATCCTGTATGCCCAAAGCTGGGGGCAGTCGGAGGTTTCATAGAAAGGCGAGTAGCGCGGATTAACCTTCCGATTCTTCAAGTCTATGATTGCATCGCCAATGCCCTTCAATCGGACGTAGGCATCGCACCTTCCAGCGTAACCAGCACCGACCATTGCTTTTTCACACCAGTAGGTTTTCTCGACATTTTCACTTGCCCAGTTCCCAAAGGTTTCGATGTAAGGTTTAAGGACTTCATCTGTGGAGCAAGCACGTCCCAGAAGGATGTTTTCCATTTCGGTATGCATCTTTGTGCCATGCTCCGCTGCTTTGCTTGTGGACTCTTTGCTGTCCTTAACGACCCTGCGTGCGTAATCTTCGAGCGTTTCATTTTCCTCCTTGGGAAGAGTAAGCGAGGACATAATTCCCTGCTCTATCTTCCAGCTTGTTAATTGTGGCTTGTCTAAGATTCCGATAATAGATGTAACGCTTGGCAGTAGCCCAAGCTTGCGAGCATCGGTAACTGTGGTGTTACGTTCCTTGCCGTTTGCTCCGATAATTACATGAGCCGAATCACCCTCTTGGGTGTACCAATGTCCCGCCTGGTCAGTTGCGACCAAGCGGGAATTGGAAGGCTCTTTAGCTGATATGGTAAGAGCCATACAATTTAGAACGGAACCTGGTTGCCGTCTCCGTCTTCACCGCCAACCTTGGTTGTGACCGCTGCACCAGCAAACTCCTTCGATGCACGGATTTTGTCCTGCAACCACTCTGGCATATCTGCGAACTGACCGCCTTCTTTCTGCTCAATCTCGTAATATACTTGATCGTTAACAGATGTAGCTGGAGCCTTCATGCTCTTAGGCAGTTTAGATGCACCAGCGATAGCGCAGTAAGCGCGACCAGCTTGGCTAGTCTTGTGGATGAGGGTAAGCATGGCTGGTTTGCCCAACAGGTTCTTTAGGCTGAATGCTTTTAGCTCTGCGCCTGTGAACGTCTGACCGCGCCATTGTTCCAAGAGTTTGCGTAGGCTGGCCTTCTCGCCAAGACTGCGGGTCTGCTCAATGGAAACGACCATTGGCTTGCTGACCTTGGTACGCTTGCCATTCTCCTCCACCTCGAACTCATCTAGCTGTTCGGGTAGTTCAAAGGTTAAGCGAACCTTGGGGGTCCACTTCTCTTCGTTATCCCAGTTAGTCTTCTGCGTTCCCAGATCGACTAGGGAATATAGAATACCAATTGTTGCTCCTGCCTCTGGGAGCTTGCGTTCCATCTTTGCTGACTCACTGATTGTTAGTGCCATTGTAGTGTCTCCTTTATTTATTTGGGTTTATTGTTGTGGGTTGAAGTCGTTCTAAATCTTCTGGCGTGTTGACGTAAAATCCCCTAGCAATCGTTGGCATATATTCGATCTTCACATCTGAAGGCGCGATCTGTCTAGCTAATTCGCACACGCTATCTGCGGTTAGGATAACAAGCCATTCCTTGCGACCATTGCGCCTAAAGAATACCGCTGGGATCTTTCCCTCTGGGCAATCACGCTTGGCCTGCGCCATCCAATCCTCTGGCTTTAATGCTTGGCAACGCTTGCCCTCGATGTGAAATGGAAAGTTCGCGCAAACCACATCCCCACTACCA